CGCTGCCGATCATCGTGACGGGAATGCCGCCAAAGGTCTTGTCAGCCATTAATCCGCCCTCCAAAACTGAAACTGCATATCGGTCTGCCCGCCGACTCCGTTCATCAAACCTTTTGCCATGTCAATCGTCCGGCGGGTGCTAGGGTGTGGCCCCCGGTCACGGTAGACCCCGACAACGACTTGCCCGTTGTACGGGTTGCGAATAGCAATCTTGTCGCCGTACTTCGCCCCAATCTTTGCAGCGACCGCAGGCATTAACGCCACCCAATCTCCCTGCGAGCTTGGCCGGTCGCCAATAAGGTAGCCCGAAGCTGTCGGGACATACCATTTGTCGTCCTTGTCGTCACTGCCACCAAACCAGCTACCTTTTCCTGACAAGACGGGCCGGTCGCTTGGCACCGGGATAACTCGACTTTGGCGTGTACCCGCTCGGGAAGACAGGCCCGATGAACCCCTGTAGGTTTGGGGTAAGGGGTTGGATTGCCCCGCTCCCGGGGCTTGCGCTTTTGGGAGGACTATATCAACCGTGCGTTTTTGCACTTCGTCCAACCGTGTTGCGGCCTGCGCCAAATCCGAACCCGCCGCCGCCAGTTCTGCTTGAGCCTGTTCGACCTGATCGGCGGAATACATTGCCTTGCCCTTTATGTTGACCTTGGCGGCTTCCAACGCCTTGGCTTTTGCCGCTTCATACCGTTGCCCCGCAGACTTGAATACATTTAGCGCGGCTGTGTAATCTTGCTTGTAACTATTGACCGCATGTTCATTGATCATCTTTGCGGTCTGAACGTCTACGTCTGTGGCTTTAAGGTTTGTACGCGTTGTGTTGTTGCTGCTGGCAATGTCGGTCACTGTTTTGTTTCGGTCTTTTGCAATTTGCTCCCGAGATTCTCGATTACCCTTGGCAATGTCCGCGTCTTGGTCAAGTTTGCTAAACCGGTAATCAGTGTCTGCGTCCAGTTTGTCTTCCTTAAATTGATCGACGCGACCCCAATGCTGAACAATGTCGTCGTAATGTTTGACGGCAGCGTCGATTTTACGTTTGGTTTCTTTAAGCGCGTCCGCCTTGCTTTGCGCACTTGACAGGAGAGTACCGGCGCGGGTCAGGTTGGTCTGGGCGTTGTTCAGGTTCCTGTCGTCAATGCCAAGCAACTGCATCTGCTGTTTGGCAAGGTTCTCAAACGGAAGCCGCTGGGCCTGGTACTGCTGTTGCCTAAGTTGCTGGTCACGCAGGATGTCCGCGTTACGGTTGTTAATGTAACCCGCCGAAGCCTGGGCCGCGTTCCGTGCGCCGCCAAACACGCCGAGCAATCCAAGCCCTGCCGCAATCATGCGCTCTTGAGGCGTGACCGGGTTGACGTTAGACGGTGCAATTTGCAAATTGCCTAGCCGCCCGTAGGTGTCGGCAAGTTGCTTAACGTGAAGGTCATACAACGCTTGAGATTTGGCAAGTTGAGATGTATTAGCTTGGTACAAATCTTGCGCCGCTTTTACACTGTCCGGTGGCAACGCAACGGGTGCGTCCTGGTTTGCGCCCGCCATTGGCACCGACTCCCACGGATCGGGAGCAGACATAACAGGCTGACCGTTTTCCATCATTGGGTACGAAATACCGTTGCCTGTATCAACCGGGGCATACGGGTTTTGTGGTGAATCCGCCTGAAATACCACCGGAGAGTTGCTTGGGCCAATGTCTGAGTTCATTGGGTCAACTGACGCCCATAACTGTTCCGGTTGCGTCTTGGGGTCGTCAAGCGGGACGCCCTGCAACGTCGGCGCGTCCATGCCAGACCGCGCAATCTGTACTTGTTCGTCGTTGGGTCGAGCAAGAACGTAAGCCATTAGAACTGCAACCCGCCGACATCAAAAGCCGATTTCCCACGGTTCGGGTTGTACGGCGGAGTAAACCCGGGGTTGTTGCTAGAACCGGGCCCGAACTGCAACCCGCCGACATCAAAAGCTGATTTCCAGCGGTCTGGGGTGTACGACAGAATAAAGGGGTTGTCGCCTTGACGACCCCAAGACGCAACCGGAGGGTTGTTGCCACCCTTACTGCCACCCGTGCGACCAAAAATAACCGGCAGATTACTTTTTGCCCATTCAAGCAACTGTTCGGTTTGACTGAGCGGGCGGTTGCGCTCGTTTGCATACTGTTGCCCCTGCAAATTGGCGTTAAAAGCGTCGTAAGCGTTCCACGACTGCGGAGCCATAAACCGGGCTTGGTTGGCGTATCCTGCCGCTACGCTTGCCGGGTCGTACACACGTTGGGCAAACTCGTTGGTGGCCTCGTTGGCCGCGTTCTGCGCCCCAATCATCGCGCCCTGCTGTGCCCCTGACCCATAACCCCGGGACGCAAGCATCTGCGCGGATTTGCGGCCCTGCATCTTGGCCCTGCGGTTTGCCTGGCCCTGGTAGCTTGTGACGGTGTTCTCGCGACCGGCGGGGCTGTAAGCGTTGTACGCGTTAGACAATGACGATTGGTACGCGCCTTGGCCCATAGAGGGCGACGCGCCAAAAGAAGCCGACGCGCCCTGCCCGCCGATTCCTGCCGCGCCCAAACGACCGAGCAGGCCCGGGACAGAGCCCAGAGTCCACTTGGACGGATCGCCCAAGCCGAACGGGTTGTGTGCTAGGTTGCCAAGCGAAAAATGACCAAGGTCGGCAAACGATGTGGGGCTGAAACCCGAAGCAAACCCGCCGCCAAGCGCAGCCGCGTCCCCTAGCGTAAAGTCTTTAAACGGTGTGCCGAAACTGACGCTTTGCGGGCTGATGCTGATACCCGTAGCGTCGCGGAACGGCTTGGCAAGGGCGGTGCCGATGTCCCCTAAAAAGTCAAACATTCCCATCGTTTTTTTGCCCCGCTATATACAACCAACACCGACCGGCTAACTGGTGTAGCCGAGTACCGTAAACGAGTACGCCGCCCAGTTTGTAGTCGTAGAACCGCCCGATTCGTCTGTCACGCGCCACTTCAACTGTTGCCCGGATATCGGCACCGTCACAACGCCGTAACTCCATCCCGCATTGGCACCCGACAAAGCAACTTGCACCGGCACGACCGTCCCGCCCGGTGTCACTACCCAAGACTTCATGCCGCCGCCGCCGACGGTGACCTTGATAAACGATTGGATGATTACGCCCTTTGCCGAGGACGGCACCGATGACGATATATCCGTGGTCTGGGTAGACGTGTATGCCGTCGTCGTGCCCGTTACGACCGTCACCGGCGGATCGAGCAACGTCACCCCTCGCAGGTAATTGTTTGTCGTCAGAGACGAACCCGATGCTCCCGATATTTGCTGCACCTGCGTCGTCAGTTCTTGCACTTGCAACGCAACGGCCTGGACAAGCGTTAAAAGCGTCTCGCTAGAGTAATCATCCTGTGAATCCGACGGGGCCATCGCTACCTCCTGTCATCTCGACCGTCCAAGACTTGACATCAAACGGGTAGTTGGCACTGACCGCAAACTTAATGTCAATCCCTACGTCCATCAACCCCTTGCTTTGCGGGAAGTCTGTCGCCCATGCCAAAGTTCCGGTGCCCGGTAACGTCACATCGGACGTGACCGCAGATCCCGTCGTAATAGGCGTTCGGCTAAACGTGAACTTGGTCGCGCTTTGGTCGGTGCAAAGGACGGTGTTGGAAAGCACGGTCAGTTTTGACCACATGTCTGCGCCTTTCACGCGGGCCGGTGTGAACGTCCCTGGCTGCATCGTCATTGTGATCGCCTGACCGCCGTCGGTCGAACCGCTTTCATACGCATAACACACGCCCGCCGCCGTGATGCCAATGACCGCGTTCCCTGCCGAGTGGGTCAAGAAAAACACCGGCTGTGGAGCCGACGCATTGTAAACGTCTACCGACTCGTACTCCCCTAGCACCTCGTACCGGACAATAGCCTTTGACGTGACCGCGCCTGGGCTTGACCATGTGTTGACAGTCGGCCACACCGTATAAAGCCGGTCGCGAGAAACGCACGACTGCACCCTCGCAAGCATCGTGTCGGGGATTGCCTCAAACTGGTCTTGCACCTTGTCCCGGCTAAGCATTTGGAGCCTTGCCGCGATGCGCCGCTGCACCCGTTCCGAGTCCACGTAGTACACGTAGTTCCCGCGACGGCACACCGAATGCGGGGATTTTGTCCCTATCGAATCGTAAAGCTGGGCCGAGAACCCAACGATAGCGTAAACGGTGTTCGCGGTAAAAGCAAGGAGCCGGTTGCCAAGGATCGTCGGAGACGGGCTGAGGGCCACAACGTCTTCGCCTATGCCGAGCCTTGTTTCAAACCCACTGGACTCGTCTAGCTGGTTGTTGACGGTGCGCACGACGCGACGGAACCGGTTGGCGTTGTCAAGCTCCGAAGCCACCACCGATCCGCCCGTGACGCCTGTTTGGGCCTTGGTGCCGACGTACATACGCCGCTGGGTCGTACACATCGTTTGGCCCTGCGGCATTTGCTCGTTAGCCGCGTCAGGAGCCCATTTAGCGTAGTCTAGCGAGTCGGGTGGACTATTGTCGGTGTACGTGCCCTTGCCGCCCAGGGAAGCAAACGCGACGGTGCCCGTGTAGTTCACCCATGCCGAGCCGCTCCACTCCGCGCCCTCAATCTCGGTGACACGGAAATAATCCGTGTTCCCGTTGCCGTTGCCAGGATCGTCGTTCCGGTACAAGTCAATGTAATCTACCGGGTCGGTGGTAGTCGCAGCAAAGCTGGTCAATGGGATTTGCGCCTGATAGTACAAACTGCTGTTAATCGGCAATTTAAACGAGCCCGACAAGTCAGACCGGACAGTCGCAAGGGTCACGCCCGCAGTCACGGGGGCGCCTGTTACTGCAATCACGTCGTTTTGATAGATAGACTTAGGATCGTCCGTGTTTCCGCGCCGCATGACGACGCCCGAGCTTTCCGCCCGTGATCCCGAATTGCGATACGACACCGCGTACTGGGCAAACCCGGGCACACGGCCCGACGCCATAATCCCGTAAATTCCAAAACTGCCGGTGGTTAATTGTTCCGTGACGACCGTAAATTTGAGTCCTTTAACATCCGTCGTCGGGTTGTCAATATCTGGGTTTGGAAACGCGACCAGATACAACTGATTGGGGCTTGTAATCGTCGTCGGGACAATGATAGCCTGGGGGTTGGACGGGTCGTGGACTAACACAAGACCGCCGCCCGACCTGACCGCGTACACCTTGCAACAGTTTAAAAGAGAATTAAGCGCGTCCTGCGTGGGGGACGTAATGAACATCCACACCTGTTCTGCGCTTGCAAGGCTGACCGTATTGGAGTCTTGATAGCAGGTGTAAGAATCAGGGACGGGGGTGATCGTAACTGTTGGCGGGGTCGCATATCCCGTGCCGCCCGCGCCGACCGCAATAGCCGTGACCGCCCCGGCGCCGACAGTGGCTGTAGCCGTCGCGCCTGTTCCCGGGCCTCCAAACGAAATAGTGGGGACGTTTGTGTAACCCGTGCCGCCCGCGCCGACAGCGACCGCCGTGACCGCGCCCGCAGCGACGGTAGCCGTGGCCGTGGCTCCGGTGCCGCCCGCATGCCCGGTGTTGTTGATTGTAAAATCCCAATCGTTTGTGCCGCCGACCGAAAACGTAGAACCTACGACCGCCGCCGTGGTAAGCGACGTACCCGTCGTCATAAACAACGCGGCCTTGTTAGTGAACGTCGGGCCCACGTTGCTCGCCCACGTCGGAGCCGACACCGCCTTAATAGGACACGCAAGCCCGCTGCTCGTCGAGCCCATCACAATGGGATCGTCGTTCCCCGACTGGTAGTAAACGTCAAACGAGTTGTTGCGCGGAAAACTGGAAAACCACCCGTAATTTGTGGCCCCGTTTACGCGCCGAGACTTGCCAAACCGACCGCTTGAGGCCGTCGCCTCAGTCCACCCGCCCCACGTGCCGCCGTTGCTGCTCGTGTTACCCTGGTACTGGTTCCAGTACACACGGTCTTCGCCCGATACGTTCAGGGCTACAAACAATGTGGAATACGAGCTAGCCGACCCGTTGCCCGGTTGCTCGACAAGGTACGCGCCCTTGAACGTGCCGCTCGCCGTCGGAGCCGCCGCGCCCGATATTGCGGTCATACCGGCCCGCAGCGACAACACACCGTTTGTAAACCGCAGGTTTTCCGCCCGCTTGTAAAACCCTGCGCCGATAGCCGTGCCGTCCTGCGAAGTCGCTAGACCTTCGTAGGGGACACGCCCCGAAGCGAACACCGTCGCTCGGATAGGGGAACTGGGGTTACCTGCCATTTACTTTCGTTTGCTTTGCAAGAATCCAACGGTGCGGTTGGAGGGTTGTGCGTCTTCGGCCCGGGCAAACGTCTTGGCGAGTGCCCTGCGTTCCTTCTTCTCCATCGCAATAAACTCTGATAGACGTGCGTCGTTTAACCGCTCTGCAAGACGCCGAAGTGTGCCGTAATACCAAGCCTGGGCACCGCCGACCGCTGGCGGCATCTGATCCGTCGAAACACCCGAAACCGGGGAAGACAGGACAAGTGTCTCGTAATACGAAACGTTGAATATGACTTTGGGGTATCCGCCGCTTGATGTCTGGTTTGGAATGGGGAAGAAGCCGACCGTAAACGACGTAGCCCCGATTGCGCCGCCGTCGGTGTAGTATTGGACAGGCGTCCCCGTGCCGTAAATGTCGGTGTCGTAACCAGGGTTGGTGTTTTGCAGGTCGCGCACCGTAGCCGGTGTCAAAGGCGTACCGTTGCCCGAGCTTTGGTAAAACGTCGCGCCGTAGATTTCGGCAGGCGTCCCGTTGACCGACGGCACCGAGTAGCTTTGGGTGCCCGCTACAAAACTACTAAACGTCTCTTTGCCGTTGCGGACACGGTAGTCACGGCACAGTTGATAGTGGACGTTGTTAAGCTGTTGAAGGATCGTAGCATCGTCCAACTGCGGAAACATCAATTGCATTTCGTCTACAAGGGTCTGTACCGTCATCGCAGTCTTGTCGTGTCTCCGTCGTAGGGCGGGTTTGCCATGCTAATGGAATACCGTCGCCCGTTAATGAACACCGAATCGTGGGCCGGTATCCAAAAGCCAGTCCGCGAACAAATGCCTCCAGCCAAAGAATCCTCGTAAGTTGTCGGCTGCACCGCTACCAAAGGCCAATTTGGGGTGCTTTGGTTGTTGACCTGGGCCTGCATGTAACTGATCCTTGTGACACCGACGTTGCCGACTTGATTGGCAATCTTGACCTTGAGCGCACTTCCACCTACAAGCGTAGGGCCGGTACGCTGATACGTGGCAAACGCGTTGTTTTGCGCAAGGGTTATAGTGCCGGTCGTAGAACCGTCTTCAATGAACGAGACGACGGGGGCAATCGTGCCGCCCCAGTAATAACGAATTGCAAGGTAGCACACGCCCGGGCCATACGTGCCCGCAAAGTTAAACGTAACTATGCCTTCGTTGCTTAGCTCGACATAATCCGGGTCACCCGAGATTAGCTGGTCACAACACTGCCAAAACGAAGAAGGCCCGACGGCAGTGGCCCCAGTGGTGGGGGTGCCGTCGGACGTAGGGGCAAAGACCTGCACGGGCCCCTCCTATAAGTTAAACAGGCACCACGAGAGCCCAACCGCTGACCACAAGGTCAGAGCCAGCCCCGCCGTTTGCGTCTGCCACGATTTGAAGGCCCTTGCCAGTCCCAAGCCCCGTAAGCCCCGTGAACCCAGCACCCGCAGCCTGCGCGGTCTTGGGGGTCTGCCCAATGCGCCCAAACGCGGTGTCGGTCAACGAGGCCACAAGGACGCGGCTGTACTCGGTCGCTGCCGAGTCTTGCACTTTCACGTATGCCGTGGTCGTCCAACTTGTCGAACCGTTGACGGCAAACTGCGCGTCCACGTAGACGATCTTGCGACCGAGGCCGACCTTGGCGTCAGTGATGAGAGTCACCGCCGTTGCCGCCGCCGCGCTCGTCAAAGTTCCGGTGAACCAGATGAACGACGGTCGAGGCTTAACCTGATTGCCGCTGAACTGGTTGGAGATGTCGGTTTCCACCACCCACGTAGTGAGCGTGGGGGTGGCGTCCGAACCGTCAGTGATAGGCATTGTTAGGCCCCCGCGTTCCCGGCCAGTCCGTAAGCATCGACCGCAGCGCAAGCCCACGAGCTTTGCAGGCTCATGGTGATCTCACCCATCTTGCCCGAAAAAGTCTTAGGGGTAATGGGAACCTGATCCACCCAGCGAAGGCCCGTAGCGTCCTTTTGCTTGGCGACCATGATGTACTGCGTGGTGCTTCCTGCCGAGTCGCCAAGGCAGTCCGAAACCAGAAGCTCAATGCCTCGGGTGTCCACCAGGACGTTCACGTCGTTGTTGTTGCTACCGGCGATCTGTTGCGACCGAAGGATGCGACGCGAACGAAGTTCAAGCTCTCGCGGGACAAGCAGGTACGTGCCGCCCGAGTAACGCATACGCCGACCGGTCGGGTCTTTCTGCGTGACAAGGACGTTGGACAAGCTTTCCAGGCTGATGTAGCTCAGCGAGGCCGCCGTATCAACGGACGAGTAGTTGGCACCACCGCCGATGTTTGTGTGCGAGGCCGAGAACAACGCCACACCGTCAGCGGCGGTCGTAGCCGAGAAGCCACCGCCGATGAAATTGGCCGCAAACAAAGCCTTTGCGTACTCCATCGACTTGCGGAGTTCTGCGGCGCGGTTGTCAAACAGGCCGAACTGGTCGGTCTGCATCGCCTGGATGGTGATGGTGTGCAGCGCACCGAAGAGCGTCGGGGTGATTGTCGCGGTGTACTGAGGGGTCATGTTGACTTCCGCAGCGTCCTTGCCGTCAACAAACCCAGTAGCAGCCGGGAAATATGCGACACCCTTGTACTTTTCGTAGCTGTGGTTGCTGTCAAACTGCATGAACAGCGGCAACCACTGGTTGGTCAAACCGGCAACATCGCCGGTGCGCTTGACCGCGTTAGTAAGTGCGCGATCAGCAAAACCGAGTGAGTTAAGGGTTTGCATTGTTAGTTACCCGCCAAAGCCGAAACCGGCGCAGTCGAAGTCACGCCAGCGGTGACAAACTTGACTTTGTAAAGCACGCCCGTATCCGTAGCGGCTGCACTCGCGTAGAACTGGTTGGGGGTGGTAACAATGCCAATGACTTGGAAAACGCCAGCGACGCCAACAGCAGTCGTGTTGTCAACGCAAAGGCCATACGTGGCAGAGTTGTAACCGCGCAAACAAGTGCCAATGTCAGTAATGGCACCAGCCGTCAAAGTGCCCGAACCGTTGCAACATGGCAGCCAATACTCGCGCTCGGTATCGGGAACCGTAAACTCAATGGGCGTGTCAGTGGTGCCTGAAGCCGCTTGATTTGCAAAACCAGCGATCAACGTGCCCGAGTTTACAACACCCGTGCCAAAAGCCCTCAATTTGCCGCTGACGTACTTGAGAAGGTCACCGACTTTAAACGATTGCGAAGCGTCTTCAAACCCAACCTCAATGGTGGGGTTTTTGCCCCCGGAGGCTGAACCCCGGTATTGGTATGAGGGTTTGTTGCCCCCGTAAGAGATTGTAGCCATGTAGGTTGTCCCTACCGGCTACCAACACCGCTTACCGGGGGCGCGTGTTAAGCGTCAATAACGACGCGCTTGCCTTCGTCGCTGTCTTCTCGCAGGTAGTTGTCCCCAAACTTGGTGGTGTTGACCTTTTGGCTCTGGACTTTGAACACCTCCATGTACAAGTCCATCGGCAAGCCAATCAACATTTGGTCGTTGCGAAGCAAACACCGCCGGGCCTTGTCCTTGTCTTCCGGGTTGCGAGGGTCGCACAAGACTTGGTACTGGTAGTACATTGCCTCGCTTGACGGGTTAAGCAAAACGTGCCCGTCGTGGTGCGACAAGACCGCCTCAGACTTGCCCGTGATCCGCTTGGGTGCAAGGGCGTCGTTGGTGATCTGCTCCGCGTCCGTGTTATTCGGTGCGTTCTCGGTCACGCGGACGTGATAGCCCGGAAATTCCTTGTGGCGCAGGATGGTCAGAGGGTGGTCGTCAATCCCGTACTTGCGATGCCATGCCTGGTCACCGAGCTTGTTCAGGTATTCGTGTACCGACGGGTCGGTCTGGCCGGACGGGTGTTCTGCGATGTTTTTAGCCACGTCGCCCCCGTGACTTGTTGTAGGCTTCAATCATGTCTTCGTCTTCGTGGTATCCCATCTTCACAAGGTCTGCGTCTGAAACGTCCGAACGGGCTTCTTTGCGAAGCCAACTCGCATAACCCGAGTCAATTTGGTTCCTTCCTGCCTTGGCCGGGCTGTTTGCCCCTGCCGATTCCTTGGGCTTAGCGCGGCGGGCCGACAGCGTCGCTTGGCCTGCAATGAAGTCCACAACCTTGGCAACGTCGGTCACGTTCACAAACTCTTTGCGGTCGTATTTACGTGCCATTTCGATTGCCTGTGCCCGCTCGTCTTCGGTCAAATCGGCATGGCTCCGCAGATAGTCGATCACCCGGTCTTTCTTGTCCGCCGCCCGCTCGAGCGCAGACTGTTGGTCAATCTGGTCGCGTTGTGCTAGCCGCTCCTCCAAAAGCCTGATGCGCCGTTCTTCCGGGGTTTCAAACTCGGGGTATTCGGGTTGTTGGTATTGCGGTTCCGGTTCAGGCTCCGGGTCGGGTCGTTGCGATAACCGTTGCAGTAGTTCGTTGTTCTGCCTTTGCAGTTCGACAAGCTGCGCGAACGGGTCGGGCTTGCTTTCTTGTTCTTGTTCGAGGATTTCTTCGTCCATGTGTTATTCGTCTCGTGCGTCGTCTCCGTCCAGGAGTTTAAACATTTCCTTGTAGGCCGCTAACCGGCCCTGGGCGCGGTACAACTCCACCGGCGCGTCCTGCTTGCTCAAGCGGGTTTCCCATCGGCTGACCTTGGGGCATAGCCTGTCCCTGATCCATTTGTCCACCTCCGACCCCTTGAACTCCGCCCATTTGAGACTGCTGGATGGATAGCTGAAGGGCTTGGGCAAGGTTGTGCTGAAGGATTCCGGGGTCTGCTCCTTGCTGGGCGCCGGCTTGTAGCAAAACGTCGATAGCCGCATGAACAGGGTCGCCAACCATTTCCTCAGCGTCATGCACACCCAACTGCTTCATGATCTCGGCCCGTTTCTCCGCGTACTTGGCCCACTGGAACGGAATCTGTGGGTTTTGCATGGCAAGCGCGGCAAACTGGTCGAGCGCGTTCAGTCGTGATCTGGGCGTACCCTGCGAGCTTGTGACCGCCGCCCTGAACACCCCGGCTTCTTCCGCTTCCTGCATGTACGCCTGGGCAAATTCTTGTCCGTCGTCGTTGTTCGGGTCGTAGTAGTTGTGGAACCATGATTTCTCGTTACCCTGACCGTCCATAAGCCGGAGCATTTCGTCCACAATGGCCGCGCTCCGCTCCATGCCCTCAGCCGCAAGTTGCACCGCCGCGTCTACCGTGGCGTGTTGACCCTGGGCAATAATGTCGGCCTCGGTCGCGGTGTTGACGCCTGCCTGGGTGCCACCCGTTCCCATCTGTGAGACGCCCGCAAGCTGATCGGCCATGTTAATTGCTATCTCCATGACCCCGATGTTTTGGTCGGGGCGGGCCGTCGTGGGGACAATCGTGGTGCGTCCCAAGTCCTCGACGACAATGACCTCGTTAGGCCTGATCCGCTGCCCCTCCATGTCGGTGCCTTCGGTCAGCACCGCAGGGCCGGTGGACATGGCAATGCCAAGGAGCGTCGAGCCAAGCACTTGGTCTACAATGGCCTGCACACCTTGGAGCCGTGACCCGTAGGACGTGGAGGGGTACGCGCCGTCGGTCGAAACCTGAGCGTCAAGGATGTACCGGCTGAACGGAGCCATCGTCATGCCGTACTTCTGGATGTAGTAAAGCTGGCCGCCGTCGCTGCTGGTGGTAAGTTGGTACCAGTCCGGGTTACCCGGCCAACGCACAAACCATTTCAAGAGCGTGACGCGCTGGTCGTCTTCTTGCTCCGTCGCCGGTTTGCTTGACGGCAACGTTATGTTGTGAGGGATCGGGTTGTTCCCCGCGTTCAGCGCGTCTTCGGGGTACACGCCTTTGTCCACCATGTCCTGAATGGTTTCGCGGGTGTACTGGCATTCGTAGAAATGCGCGTCGCACTTGTCAATGTCCGGCTCGAACGTCGGCCAACAAAAATACGTCAACGGGTCAAGCGGTTTAAAGTCCACATGAGGCACCGGTTTTTCAAGCCATTCGTGGAACATAATTCCTTGGTTTGTAGACCACGCGTTTCCAATCACCTCGCGCTCCCGGTTTGCAAACCGTCCGACCTCAAACATGCGGCTGACGGCTTCTGTGCGGGCCGTAAGCGGGTTGCCTGAATAATCTTCGATTAACACGTACGGCTCTTGGCTCGTGTGCGTCTGGTTGACCATGTTGACGACCTGGCTGCCACGGATTTGCGAAAGCGAGATCGAATCCGCAGAATCACCCGACCCGATCGGACTTGAATTGACTTCGCCTCGAAACTGTTTAATGCATTCTTTCCACCGAGGCAGGCGGTCGTTTTGTGCGGCTTTGCAATCAGCGACGATGCGCGACAAAAAAGCCGTTACCTCGGGAGTAACGGCTGACGCTTTCTTGGGGGGTTTAATGTCGTTCATTTAAGATGGCTCTGGGAATTTTTGAAATACGCATTCATCAAAAACGTTTTCTTTTGATATTCTTGATTTGCGTAAGACTGGGCTTCTTCAAAGATTTTGTATGCGTCCAGCCCGCTGTATTGGCGTTCGCTTGGCGACATCATTGACAAAATCAAAAGCTCTTTGATAATTTTTAATTCGGTTGCAACTTGTTCGTCGTTCATTCATTCACTTCACTTGTGGCTAAGTTGGGGTGAATCCAATCCCAAGACAATGGCGTGGATCGAGACAAGGGCTGGTGCCTGTGGGCGTGTTGCGCTCGCTCAGCATTGCGCCGCATCCAATCTTCTGCACGGGTAATCCGAAACCGCCGCTCATATTTGGTAATGTCTGGGGTCACAAAACATCCACTTAACATTGTTGTTTTGGAAAACGAATTGCGCCCGCAACAAGTGTCAGAAACGCAGCCGTTTTGCCCAAAGACTTCGCAAACGTACCCGTTGTCAAGGTCGTAAATGCTTGTGCTGCACTTGCGCATCCTTTCCCAGTCGCGGGCCGTGACCGTATGGAACCCGGATGGCACCGCCCGTTTGTTGATTGGTTTTAATTTAGGCCATACACGGTTCATTCATTCACTTCGCAAAAAACGCCGTCGGCATAGTGCGCCCACACTTCGCGCTCGTTCCGCGTCACACGCCGCACAACAGAGCCCTGGTCGGCAATCACCCGCGTACCAGGCTCCCATTGACCACCGGCAACGACCGTCGCGACCATATCCACTTCGACCGTCTTGTCTGTGCGCAACACACCGCCCGTTTCGTCATGCACCGTGTACTCAAGAAACACCAGGCCCGGGAACGGTCGCAGGTTATTGTCGTCGTCAAGGATCGCGGTGATCTGGTCGCTAAGCGGGGCCGGCTGCCAGATGGGCTTGGCCGCCATGTTGACTTTAAGCAACCCGCCGCCCGACGTGCCAAGGAACGCGATAGGGCCGGTCGGTGCCCAGTTTGTGAACTCCATTTCTCCGCCGCCAAACCCGGGCTCTGCAATGCACTGGACTACGTCGCCTTGCTTAATGTGTTTGCAGTCGCCAGGCTCAAGCACCACCCACATCACATGGTCATGCGCCCATCGGTACGCCTCGGGGACTTCGATGACGCTTTCCCGTGGCGCGGTCATCTTTTCTATGATCGCTTTGCCGCTTGTCACACGGTCGAACACGGGGCGGTCAAGGTAACTGGCTACCCGTCGCACGGATTCTTCGCGGAAGTAGTCGGATCGAGGGCAGGGAATCGGTTGTGGGATCGTCGTAGTCATTTTGCAAACTGCGGGGCGGTGACAGACACGTCCATCAGACACTGAGCCCAACCGTCGTGGGTCGTGTTGACAATAAGCGTAAGGAACTGGTTGGATCGCGTCATAGCAACCGTCGGGCTTTCGTGGCCCTTAGCGGTTTTGACGACAAGGTTTTCAGTCGGACTCGTAGAACTCGTCTGGATAGGGTCTGTCATAGTGGTTTTGCGTTGGCCTAAAGAACATGGTCGCGCCGTACCTTGCCGCCGCAATCCGGTGGTACTTTGATTCGTCTACAATGTTTTCAAGCACGGTGCCGTCGTCATCGACTTCCCGGCTCAAGGTTTCAATCTCTCTGATAAGCGGCTCGGTGCCTTCCCATTCCCAAATCTTGAGCCTGTCCATCGAAAAAAGCGCGTACAAACAGGACATGGTTTCCTCGAGGCCGCTAATGCGCGGCTCCGATATTGCAAGCCCCGCAACTTTAAAGTGCTGTCGCCACGAGTTCTCAGATTTGGCACCGCCTACGCTGCGCTTAATCTCGCCCGGTGCGTACATGCGGATCGCCCGCACGTGGTCGGGGACACTAGCCGATTCCTTCTTGTAAGTACGGATAATGTGGATACCGTCACCCGGCACCTTGGCCCAGATAACAGCCGCCGTGTTGCGACCGCCAAAGTCCCAACTTGTGTAAATCTCCGATCCTTCCGGCAGTCCACCCGGTAGCGGCGGAATGCAATGCTTAGCCCGGTCGAAACAGTCAAAGACAAGGCCCGCCGGTCTGGTGTACCGACCCTCGTAAAGCATCGTGTAGAGCCACGCGGGCATCGTGTCCCGAAGCGATTTCCAGTACGGGTCATGCTCGGGCGGGTTGACGGGGTTTGCATGGCTCGGAAAACTGATTACGTCCGCGTTGTGCCACCGTTCCCTGGTCAACTTTTCAAACCAGTTGAACACGTAAGGGCGAGAAGCAAGGAACAGCCGCCCCATGTTCACCATTAAGCGGCTCCACACGGTCAAAAACGCCTGCTCGGGGACTGCGTTCTGTCCCGGCTCGTCCCATGCCACCGCTTTCATTGTCGCGGACTCTAGGCTGTCTGGGTTCTCTGCGTAACCTAGCTGGACGATTGTCGGGCTGCCGTCCCACTCGTCGCCCCACAACATGCGCGAACCGGCGTCCGTGAACACAAACTGCTGGTCGGCCTTGTTGTATTTGGCGTATGGCTTAAAGACCTTGGCAAGCTCGGGACGAAACTTACGCTCCAAGAGCTTATAGGTGGTGCTAAACGCGCCGTAGTCGCCAGGCCCACACCGCTGTATTTCCCTAAGCAACAACCACGGCAGAGTGACGGTGTTGTGCGTGACCACATAGTCACGGCTCGCCACGTAAAGACTGTCAGAACTGTCAACAGAAATGCAGCGAACCGGCCTCGGTTTAATCGGCTCTATCCGCCTAATGTACCGGGCGTAAACGTCAGGGCGGCTCGGTGCCTTTTGTCGCTCAGCCTTGCGTTTAACGTGGAACATCTGGATTCCGGTGTAGAACATTACGCGGTACCGAGGCCCACAGTCCTTTCCGTAAAGAGCCGCTCGGTTCACTTTGACGCGGCACTTGACCCCGAGCGACCTAACCACCTCAGCAAAGTCCATCGCAAGGTCTTCGCGCACAGTGCAGTATTCGAGATGACCGTCCGGGTCGCAATAGCCGTCGGTGTCCATCATCCCACGCAGAAGCTCTAACCTCTGATCTACCGACCCCAGCTTGTATTCCTCCGGGATGTGCTTGTTACACCACAGGTCACGAGCACGAAGGTTTAACTCGGCCCCGACCATCTTGTACGTCGTAGCTTTTCCTGAGTTTTGACACTGAACCGGGGTCAGCGTCACCCCAGCTTTAGTGATATTGTCCACGATATCCTGTTCGGCCACAGTGATCTGACACGACCTGGACGTTCCATCCCCAAGCCATGCGCCCAGCACATACGGGTCAAGGCTGTAATCCCTACGAGGCAACTCAACAGGCGACGGCAAGGGGATTGACCACTGCGCTCCCCCGTCTTGCGCTTTTACGCCAAAATCTACCATTTGCTGGGTGGTGACTACACGACCGTCAGGATTCCTTTGCCTGTCTTTCTGGTTCCAGGCGAGCCATTGATGTTCGCCGTCGGCAACCATTTCGGTACCGTCACAAAAGGTCAGCAGGTAACACTTCTTCGGGACGTAGACCGGTGACACGCCGACCACATTGCATGGCTTTCCATCTCTACCAAAAACCATGTCCCCAGGCTTCATGTCGCCCATCCGCTTAAACCCGCCGCTAGTCAATATCGGGGTTTCAATTGCTAGTGCTTTACCGCTTTGCCACCCCGCCAGGATCGCGACGATTCGCGCCTCAGACTCCCATGCCTGGGTCTGAAACTCGTGGAACCAATCGGGAGCGACCTCGCAGTCTACGCGATCATTTGTGCCAATGACGATCCCGCGCTTAGTCGCTTCCGCTTGTAGGGATTGCGCCCAGCAAGGCAAGTAGCTGGTCTGGGCTAAGTTTACTGAGGTCAAGCTGTTTTCCATAATCCTCACGTCGGCGTCGTTCTAACCACCATGCCGCCGCTTTCCAGTCCTTTGGCGCGGCCTCCATTACAATCTCTAAGCACCTATGTTCTGCCCGCCCCTCGGCTTGCTCGACCTGATCCCTAAGATTGGGGTCTTCGGTCATCCAAACGCTTAAACTGTGGTAGCTAAACCCTGCCGCCGCACATGCAGCGCGACGGGTAGAACCAAGCTCTAACGCCTCAAACAGCTTGGCAAAACGTTCCGGTGTACGTTTAGACGCCGGGGGCACTCTAAGCCGCCTCCCACAAAGAATAACAGACCCTCATACGTTCCCGCGTCTCTCTGCGGTTTGTGTAAAGCGGCCCTCTTACGCGGTACTCCGCGTCCGTAAAATCGTAACCCACACCGACAAGCAGCATGACCATGCTTGCAACGGGATCAAGCATAGCGGCAAACTGACACGCAGACCACACCGCAAGCTCCGAATCAGGGTTCTGGCACGCTGCCTCGACGTCTTCAAAATATTCGTCAGGCACCCGCATTGCATAACGAGAAACCCTGCGCTTTGCCCGCGCCTCGTTCCATGCCTGCCGACGGGTCGCCAGCCACACGCATTCACGGTTGACAGACCCGCCGCGCTCAATCACGCGCCACAGACGGGCCACCGCCTTTGCGACGGCCTCCTCTTTCTCGTGACGGTCAAGGTCATGCCGCACCGTCCCAAGCGAAGTGCTTTCCGCCCATGCGTATACCTGCCGCAAATCCTGGTTCATTTCTTATGGAACAGATCAAAGACCACGCCAAGGATCGCACCCACGACAGACCCGCCGATACCCCACAACCGTCCTGCTTGAGCCGCTTTTGCTTGTGCCGCTTGGGAAACGTTGGTTTCTAGCTGGTGGACTTGATGAGACAACGTGACCACATCGGTACGCAACTTGGCAAGCTCGTCTCCGTGCTTGTCCAACGACTCCTTTAGCCATTCAAACAGTTGTTGGTTGCTCATCGTTTTACTGCACTTTGACGCCGACGACAAACGGCACCTTGACGATCAGCCCGTGCGGTAACGCTTGCCTGACAAGCCACAGCACCCAACTTGGCACATGACCCTGTAGGACGGGGATGATGTCCACATGCGCCGAGGTGTTCACCTTGCGCTCAAACGGCGCACACGCAGCCAGCGCGGTGTAGACCGGGAACGGTAGCCCCTGGTCGCCCATCGGCACATCGGCTTCTTCTAACAAAAAGACCGGCGCGTCCGGTACAGATTTTATGTATGCGATCAGTTTGCTCATTCGGATTCCTCAGGCCTGTAGCCCAACAACGTTTGGTATGCCGACTTTAAATCGTCCCGGTCATCGGGGGTTGCAAGCAGGGCATGTTGAATGGTCGCCAGAATGTCTGTCTGGTCTTCCTGCCCTCGGTCGATTTCGATGACACGCCACGTCAGCCAAGCGATCCACGTTACAAGCGCGACGGCCCCAAGAGTGGCAAGCACAACATTGATCATCCGATCACCTTGCTCAACAACGTCGCACCGAGCAACGCCGCGTCATTTGCGTTGCGGGGTTGCAAACCTTTCTGCCCAGGGAAAAACACAATGCGCACGTCACGTCCCAAACTTTCGTCTTTAATCCGACCGTCCTTGACCGTCTCGTGACCCAACGCTCGGTGCAACGCTATCGAACCCTCCCCGATTTTCTTGCGTGGCCCGTAGTCGGCAAACACTGCATACACCGGCTCGCGGTCGCCGTCGAGCACTACGCACACACTGCCGAGTGCAATGCCGACTGCTTGCGCAAACCAACCCGGAAACACCACGTAAGGCACACCGACAGAACTGATTATTTTGCCGCTTGGGTCAAGGCTGGTCTGAGATTGGTGGTATTTCTCCCAATGCACCACAGTTACGTCGTCCGCGCCGTCGGTGTCCAAATCCAAATCTTTGACCCGCACCCAACCAAAGCCGTCGCCTACTCGACAACCACCCCATTTGGCAGGCTTAGCCGTCGGTTCGTATGCCGTTGTGTCCTGGGTTCGCAGCCGTCCTAAAACTTCGTTACTTGTCATTTGGGTTTTCCTTGCGTTTGGTCGAAATAGTGCGGTGTTTCATTAGTAATGCCGAACCTCCCAAAAGATCGTGTTGCGCCTTGGGCATGTCCCAACGTCGGTCGCATGGCACGAGAACTCGACCACCGCGCCGTCGTATAGGTCAAGCAAGTCGTTCAGGTCGTCGTAGCTCGAAGCGTCCATGTAGCATTGAATCAGTGACCGCGCCACCATGCCTTTTGCGTGAAGTTCTTCGTCCTGAAACGCTAACCGCATGGGCTTATCGATTGTCGTGTACCGCAAATACAACCCTTTGGTATCCCGCCACACTTCACCTTGCAAAACAGCAGCGGACACCAGTTCGGACAGGTTAAACGGTTCATTGAGGTGCTTGCCGTAATCGATAGCCTCTTCAATGCCCTGGCACTGTTTAAACGGCCCACCACGGCGCAACGTGCGGACGCAGACACCACCTTTGAACCCGTGGAGCTCGGTGTTCATGCGTGGCCGGTTGCCGAATGCGCCGCGTTGGAACAGTTCGTACATTTCGGACTTGGACTCAACTATCATGTTTGCGCCGGCGCCCATGTGCAACCCGTAACCAAATCCCTGTTTTGATGCGCCCACGAGTGGATAAGTGTTTCCGCGCTCCAGTTCTTTGTGGCCCTAACCTCTCGGCCCTCGCCCCTGCACGACACTTCCCCAATGACGCACCCTCGACCCCACAACGCCTTGGACTGCCTGTCCATGTAATACATGCGATCCCAGTCGGCACCTGTGCCGGTGTTCGCGTACCAGTACGGCAGGATCACTTTTCGCTCTCGGCACTGAGTAACGGGTTCTGGTCTGTGGGTATGACTACGAATGTCAAGCCCGTAGGGGACTCCGTATAGGTAACACTCGTCTTTGGCGGAAGCGTCAGTGACTGGGCATCCATGTCCAAAACTAATCTGCCCGAGGTAGTACCGCTCGCCGTGACGGTAGCGGTCTTTAATGATCCACCCTGCCAGCGAACTTTGTACCGCTTCGTTGCTTTGCCAATGCGAGACGCGACGTAAATCGGACGGGATTCGGTCTGCGTGGATTCCGAAAGCGTTGTCATCGTGGTTCCCTGATATCCAAACTTTTGTGGCGTTTGGTGCCGCAAAGTTTATGGCCGTCGCTTGTTCTGCAACCGCTCGATGTTCGTCAAACAAATCCCAATCGTGCCGAGGGTCCTTAGCGTGTCTCGTGCCCGCTAACCCCTCGTACCAGTCTCCGCAGTTCACCACATAGTCTGGCTTGAACCACTCGATTTTGCGGATCAACCATTCCCAGTACCCGGCGTGTGTCAGTGGAGCGTGAGAACAACCGAACGCCAGGAACCGGAAGCTGGGCATTTATCCAAGTTGGACGTTAAGCCCGAGCCCGCCGACAATGCCCATAAGCACCGAGGCGGCAAAATGCCATGTTTTGAACGGCGGTAACGGCTCGCCCTTTTCCTCGGCCTCGGCACGCGCCATCAGAAACCCGTACAGGTCACGGGCCACGGCCACCACAACCGGCACGGCAAACTTTAAAATCTGATCGTTTGACATCGTTCCCCTAAAATAAAACAGCCCCCCATCCATGGAAGGCTTTTTTCCTGCAAGTTACCAGCCACGCAGGTTTTGTGTTTTGGGCAGCAACCCTCTACACGGTTTCCGTTATACAGCCAGCGGACAGCTTTTTCCCTACCTGTAGCCACACAGGATGACACCTAACACCAGAGACAATATGTCCCCAGTGATCTGGCACATTTTTCAGACGGCCTGAGCACACCCCGAGGTTTCGACCTGCAAACATCACGATCAAAACGGGACTATTGGCCCATCATAAAAACAGCGTTCTATTTTTGTGTGCAATAATAACTCCATCCCCACGGGGAGAAAGCAAAATGAACTTACAGCACAAGAAGGCCCTGACCGCGCAGCAACGGCAGTTGCTGGCGGCACTTGAAACCCACGACCTGCCGCTGATTTGCTCTCGCAGGGTGCGGGTGCGGAACGCTTACGGCTGGACGTACTGGAGCGAGCCGCTTCGCCCCAAGATCGAACAGTTGCACGCCCCCGACGACTGGAACTTGATCAAGGGCCCGGATTTCGTGCCTGCCACTCGAACAGTTCGGTCTTTGTTGCGCAGGGGGCTGGTTGGCCTGTACCGAGTCGGTGGAACGCTTAGTCTGCGGTCTAGAGCCCGCACGGACATTACGAACGCTGCTGAAACGTTGCGTTTCAGCAATGATGTCGGCAACACCGAGTATTGGCTCAGGCGGGACTCCTGGATGGTTGGCGTACCGGCAGCGATCAGCCGGTATTTCGCAGCCAAAACCGAGCACCAGTGGCTTCTAGCTATCACAAAGCTTGAGGCAGAAAGGGCTGCTAAGCGAAAAAACTGACACCCCCATTAAACAAATTGACGACGAGGTAAACAAAATGTATTACGAAGGAGACTGCTACCATGTGTGTGCGATGCCACTCACGATTGACGACCTTGACCAAGCCAATTATTTTGGCACCGACTCTGACCGCGACGCCATCTACAACTACTGGAAAACGCAGATGACCGCCAAGGGCTACGACATGACCGACCTTCCTACCGACAGTGACCAATTTGACGCTGATGCGGAGGCGGCGTTGCAGTTCGCTGTTGACACGGTTGGCCCGCATACCGTGCGAGTCATGGCCGATCCAATTGAGGCAGTCGTCAACAGTGCCCTGCAATCTGCCGGGCTTGACTGGGTTCCCGCCGAGGTTCTCACTGACGACCTGCACAGTTACAGTCGCGCCGTGCCGCTTTGGCGCATCGTGCTGGACATGACCGTAAAGCGGATTCAATCGCAACCGCGTCCACAGGCCCCAGCGAATGCCGATCCTTATCAGCATATGGCAGATTTTGTACACCAAAACTTTGAGATGGCATCGCGGAAATACCGCGAATTTTAAGTCATTGGCAAAAGCAAATGACCGCCCAAGGCTACGCTGTTGACAGCAATGGAGCAAACACCCCTGATTGAAAAACGCAAACGCGGGCGTCCTCCGGGTTCGTCTGCGCCGCCGACATTCCGTGTCGTACTGAAACTGAGCGCGGAATCGTTAGCGATACTTCGAGACATTCCGTTGCGGCAACGGTCGCAACACGTAGACCGACTGATCCGGGGCCAATAACCCCGGATTTTTTATTTAAGCCTACGAGGTCTTGACCAACGCTTGGTTTGCGTTGCGGTACGCAAGCTCTGGGTCGTTCAAATACTTTTCCAGCTTGACCGTGAACAGGTTGACAAAGGGGTTCACAGGACTGTCAAGCCGGTTGGCCCTGGCAACAGCGAACACTTCTTCTTTACCCCTCGTAGCGTTGTACGACTGCCATATCTCAAGGCAGTCCCAGAGAGCCGCACGGCACAGCATCGAGCACTTTTCCAGGTAAAGCAGGTTGGAGTCGCGGACAGCCCGACGGTCGTCCGAACCCATTCCCCCCCCTTTCAGTCCCGCAGAAGGAATTTTCCATTCCCCCGATGTGTACCGCCTCCATCCCTCGACCGCTAGAGGCACTGTCAATGTCTTGTCTGAACTTTTACTCATCCTCTTTCCTAAATCAATCTGATTTTGATCCTGTCGTAAGACAGGTCAAAGTTATAGGTTCCCCTACCCCACTTCCCAGTAGGTAGTTGACACGAGTTGACAGTTGACAGTGTTGACAGTAGTTAGACTAGTGTCAACAGAAGTGTCACCTAAGTGTCACCGGTATTGTATTCAAACGGGTCACGGGCAGACCAGCATTTCTGGCTGCCGACGTACGACTCGGAGAGGCCAAGGAAGTCCCTGGCCCGATAAACCTGTTTGCGGTCAAAACCGGCGTCCCTGCAGTCTCGCAGAAACGAGGCGATAGTCATAGGGCCGCCCTTGAGACGCTTGAGCACCCACTCGTCACACTCCGCCTGCTTGTCGCCGCGCTTTCGGCCCACTTGCGTAGGTGCCGAACCGTTAAACGGATCTTCGGTGATGCTGTCCACGCGCTGTATCTCGAGCCCCTCGCGCCGGAACCAGAACGTCTCGCCCCTCTCGACCAGCAGCGAGCCCTTTTCGTCGGTGATTCCGACCACTCCACGGTGGCTGTGCCTGTCAGGGTGGAAACGGGCGACAAGCTGCCCTCGGTGCCTGTTCCTGAACGCCTGGGAGCCCATGCCAAGCTCTGACGCCGCCTTATCTTTTGCCCCCTTCGTCGTGTGACGCAAATGAAGGCCGACGACGCCTAGATCGGCGTACATTTTCATTAAGGGATTAAGGAACTCGGTCGCGACCAGAGAGTTCTTCATCACCTGTTCAGGGTTGAGGTGGGAAGGGACAAAGTACAAAAGAGCGTCGATGACGACAAACCCAATGTCATGACGTTTTAACTCCTGCCGTAGACGCCCGATCCCATGCGAACTTAGGTCTAAATCCTCACCTGCAAACCGGAGATATCCCGGCCTGCCGCCGTTTGCTCGAAACACGGTTTCCAACTCGTCGTTCCCGTCCTCGCCTTTGTGAAGGTACAGTGTCCTGACCGGCTCCCCGCTGTACTCGCCAAACAGGCTCCTTCCGTTGCTGAGCCAAGCCGCAAGGGCGATTGCAAAGCCGGTCTTTCCTGTGCCGCCGTCTGCGTCTAGCAACACGGCTTTTCCTTTGGGCAGGTACGGGTAAACAAGGTAGTCGATCTCCACGGGTTTAAACGATTCGGGAAGGGTGTGAGAAACCTGTTGCCCGACGCTTGCCGCTAGTTGGTCTAGCACCTTCGATACACTGCCGGCGATGCCTTGCGCTTCGCACGGATCGCCCTTTAGGTCTATAAGCCTCTGCGCATGGTACACCAGGGCTCGACGTGCCCAGTTCTCGTTGACGATGCGGACGTAGGACGGCATGTGGTGTGTGGACTCGGTGCGTTCCACGCATTGCACGATGTAGTCCATACCACCGACGTCCTTTACCTTGTCGCCTAAAACGTTTTTGACGGTCGCAAGCGATATTTCCGGCTCCGTGTTGTAGCTGTCCTCGATCGCCTGCCATATTGCCTTGTGGGCAGGCGCGTAAAGCCGTCTCGAGTCAATGCCTGACGCGATAGCCGATTCATATGCCGACGCGCTGAGGATTGCGGCACCGATGAGCGACATTTCCGCTTGCGCGTCACAGATCGCAGACAGCTTCGTCATTTGTCAGTGGCACCCTTCTTGGTAAACCGACCGCACCCGGTCAAGCACCCGCCAGTACGCGACAAGGTAAGTGTCGCTCTCCGCCATGCGCTTGGCTATCGTGCCTTTTGTCATTCGCAAATTCGCCGCTTCCTCAACCGCGCAAGACAAGCCGAAATAGGCCCGTGCCCGAGGACTGACTAACAGTTTTTCGTAGTCATGTACCGTGAACATGTCGGCCACGCTGGACAATGGGCGTTGCCGTTGGGATCGGACTTGAAATTGAGACTTTGCGTTGGACACTTGTTGTTTTTTAAGAAAACCAACGTCCGATAACGACCCGTCATCGTCACGGTGACATTTAAGAATCCCTGCAAGATTACTGGTCACCGCACAACCTCCAACAACACCGCCGCTCCTTCCTCGCGCTTCACACTAGCCCGCACGACGCCGATACACGGCTTGACATACTCGTTGTCTTTACCGACATGGGCAAACGCGCTTAACCTGATCTCGTCGCCAGGAAGCGGATGCCGAGGTGCCTTGATAAAAGCCCACAGTCTGCCCGTCTCGCGGAGCCTGTTGACTTTCTCGGCCTTGACCGTCACCGTAAACCGTAAGGGTTGGCGGTTGTGACGTTTAGGGGCTAGTTGCTTGACGGTCATGCGCACATCTCCGCAATCGCTTTCAGGATCGGGTAGGCCTGTTGCGGCACTACTGCGTTTCCAAGGGCTCTAAGTCTGTCTGCGTTTTTACTACAGTCCAGTTCTCTGGGAATCCCATAATGTCCTCTGCATAATCCGGCCAAGACTCGAAAGGTACGTCCAAGTGTAGGAGCATATACTCGAACCGTAGTTGGTGACCATTCATAACCACCTTTGCAGTCTGATTTTTGTTGCGAATGTATGTTTTGGTGTAAGTAAAACCCGCTGACGCCAGAGGGGTAGGCGACGATAAAGATTCTGTCCCTTGTATGGGGCAACTTGATGTCCGAAGCCCGTAAACGTACCCATTGCGCATCCATCCCCATGTCGGCAAGGTCTGCAAGCACGGTAAATAATCCTCCCCCAGTAATGAGTCCGTACACGTTTTCCATGAGGACAAATTGGGCACCCACCTCCCTAGTAACTCGTAACAGTTCTCGGTAAAGCCCTGATCGTGTGCCTTCCACGACTCCCACGCGTTTCCCGGCTCCACTAACGTCTTGGCAGGGAAATCCTCCTGAAACGAGTGTGACTCCGCGAAAAGGGAGCCCTGAAAAGGTTGTGATGTCATCGTGAATCGGTACACCCGGAAAGTTCTTGGCAAGCACCTTTTGACAGAAGGGGTCGCGTTCTACAAATTGCACGGTTTCAAACCCGGCCCAGTGCGCGGCCAGGTCAATCCCGCCGATGCCGGAGAACAACGAAAGGTGCGTCACCCCTTACCTCCCAACACCGTGTCATAACCCGTCACCGCGACCGCCAACGCCGCAAGGTGATGTCCCTTAATCCCGTACAGCGGCCCGGGGTTTGCTTTCACCCCTTTCGGCCCAAACCGCTCTTCTAACGCCATCCTCACTTGCGCGTCGTTGCCCGACACTTTGCCGAGCAAATGACGTTTTACGTCCCGACGGGTGACAAGCTGTTTGCTAGAAAGGTGTAGCCGCTCGACGATCCGCCCGACGTTGACAAGCGTGTCAATCGTGACCTGGGCAAGCACCGCACCGATGGGAGACATGCTTTCACAGAAAACGTAAGGGGTGTGGGCCAGATTGTGCAAACCCTCGTAAACCCAAACCTTGTTCGTGCCCGTATCCCACGCGACGATTGCCGTGTCCTCTAACACCGGCCCCGGGTCAATGCCGTACACGATCACGACGACACCTCGAACAGCCCGTCCTGCGTGTCCGCTTGCGGTTTCTCGTGTTTATGCCGATTCTCTTGTTGGGCAAGCACTTCCCGGCGCATCAGATGCAACCTGTCCCACTCAGGCGTGTTAAACAGCGCGATGTCGGCAAGTCTGGCGTCGATTTGCGCAACGGTCACCGCTTTTCCACCCCCACAATCTCACACAACGACACAATGCGGACGCCGTAACGGTCGGTAATGCTTACCGTCTGCCCGTCACGGCCCACGCACACCAGCCGGTGCCCGTTCTCGAGCACCACAACGTCACCGATCTGCGGGTCAGGGTTGGCGTACAAGTCACTTAGCTTCGGCATGTGTTCACTCACCGCTCAAACTCCTGGCACAGATCGTCGGCGTATCCGCTCTTACACAACCACCGCCGGTTGTCCGTCTGCCCGTCCATGTACGCGCCCACAATGCCCGCAAGGATCAAAGACACGGCGATCGCGGCAAGGATGCCCTTTACGATCCTCACAGCTTCCTCCTGCGCATGATCCACAACACCTCATCGACCGCGATGGCAAGCAGAACAATCAAGCCGACGACGACGCAGAACACGATTGCGCCTTGGATCACTGCACGGACTCCTCGCAGGCAGTCTCGGTTTTCGCGGTTTCAACCAGCATCCCCAATGCGACAGTGCCAGAAACCAGCCGCTTGCACGTAATTAACATTTCTTCGGGTTGCGGAAGCCGCCATGAAATGAGCCCTGCAAAAATGCGCAACCTTGCATCGATGCCCCAGCCAGCCTCAATGCCCCAGCCAGCCTCAATGCCCTCGCCAGCCTCAATGCCCGCGCCAGCCTTGATGCCCAAGCCAGCCTTGATGCCCAAGCCAGCATTGATGCCCGCGCCAGCCTTGATGCCCAAGCCAGCCTCAATGCCCTCGCGAGCCTCAATGCCCGCGCCAGCCTTGATGTTCTCGCCAGCCTCGATGTTCTCGCCAGCCTCAATGCCCTCGCCAGCCTCAATGCCCGTGCCAGCCTCAATGCCCGTGCCAGAAAGGGCCACGATGCGGCCCTTGCATGAAAGAGCGGCTTTGAAGCGCACCGGTCCCAACCCCGCTTCGATCTCGATGTTTCCTGCAAAGTCTTCAACCGACTCCTCGCCGACGTAACTGTTGTCGTCGTCAAGGTCAGCTTTAGTAATGACGAGTGTGGGCAGTCCGCCCTCGTATTCCGGTTCTTTGATTTGTGCCATGTGATTTTTTATCCTTCTGTGGTCGTGGGCTCGGGTAGAATCGGCTCGGTCATCTACCCTTTGCCGCTAGTCGGTGAGGTCTGCCCCCGTCGTGTCACCGATTGGGGGCAAACTTTTGTTAGTGGTGCGTCCACGCAGGGCAACTCCCAGCCTGCTGAGCGCACGGTAGATGTCAGAGGCGTGTTTGTCAGTCATGACGCAGATCGTCCGCACCGCCACGCCCTGCCGGTACATCTCGGCAGCCGCTTCGCGCCAGTCGTTGTTTTGCCGGGCAGTCCTCATTGCCAACATTTTAACAGGTGTTAGCGAACATTAGTCAAGCCTTAGATTAAATAGGTCTTTCGGCCTAAAATGGATATCACGACTATGTTCGCTAACAGCACGTGGTATAAATGACTCAGGCCCGGTGACACGGGCTAGAGAAAATCAAATGACCGCTTACCACCCTCGCCGCCAGAAGGCCAACCGCCTCAGCCGGTTCCGCAACGCCCGACGCAACAAGATCGCCGTACACGCCGACCCAATGTTCTGGGGTGTGCGCTGATGTGTGAATGCCTTTATCACCCCGGCGTCAAACTCGTGACCGTGTACGACGAAGAGGACTGCATGGTCAGCGGGGAACACTCCACCCACGTCGTCGGAGAGCAGACGTATTGCCCGGTGTGCGACCAGTCCGAGTCCGCGATCCTGGCCGAGATTGACGAACGCGACGAGGTGTGCGCGTGAGCGATTGGAATGTGCCGGTCGAGGTCGCAATGGACGCGCTTGACCGCAAACGCGACGAGTTTTACAAGAAGGCCGACGATCGCAGGGCGGAGGGCCAGCCGAACTGCGTGGTTCAGATGTACCAGGACTACGCCGAGGCCATGCACTTCGCAAAGCTGGCGGTCGCGTCAGCCGCCCAAAAACACGCCGTCGACCTTTTCCTTGGGAAGAACCAATGAGCGCACCGCAAGTCTACAAAGCCATTAGCAAACTGCAATCCCTGATTGCCACGACCGGCCTCGCAAAAACCCGGAACAACCAACAACAAGGCTACAAGTTTCGCGGGATTGACGAGCTTTACAACCTTGTCGCTGTTCAGATGCCGCTCAGCGGTCTGGTCTGCGTCCCTCGCGTGGTCGAATACACCACCGAGGAAGGCACGACTAAAAACGGTGGACGCATGGAGTACGCCCGGGTGCTGATGGAGTTTGACTTTATCGCAATCGAGGACGGCTCCACTCACACGGCGAGGACGGTCGGAGAGGCGATGGACAGCGCAGACAAGGCACTGAACAAGGCGATGAGCGCGGCCACAAAATACGTGTACTTAATCACGTTCACCGTGCCGACCGAAGGCGACAACGACGCCGACGAACATTCGCCGGAGATGGCACCAAAACCTAAGACCGACAACCCCGCCGCGATTTTGCAACTGACAGCCGAACAATGGAACCAGGTCAAGACGACGTGTGGCACCAAAGACACAGCGAACGAATCCCTGCGCGAAGCGATTGCCGCAGGTTGCACAACGGCCCAACAAGCCATCGACTACATCACTAACGGAGAGATCCCCAAATCAGCATGAAAACCAACACAGAAAAAATTACGCGAGTCAACGTACCGGCCCCGGCAATGCGCTCGGCCATCGTCCGCATCGGTGGCACCGCGCCGCTCGTCATGCTCCGTTTCGGCTCCGAAGCCCGTCAAGTGATCCGCGCCGTGGTGACGGTGCTAAACGTGCCCGACGTTGGGCCGATGACCGTCCGTGCGTACCATTCACTCCCGTCCGACCGTGTAAACGGGCTTGGATATCGCCCCATTGAGGAAATCAGTCAGGCCCCGACGATGGTGCAAGAGTTGGCGCAATCGCTCAAAAGAGAGCTAGCACGACTGTCTGAGAAATACCGGCACGTCGATAGCCTTGCCCATGCCATCCGGGACGCCATCGCCCAGGTGGAAGAGGTGGCCGCATGAACAACATCACAATCGTCGGCAACATCGGGCGCGAACCCGAGATCCGCACCACGAACAACGGAGGCAAAATGGCAAAACTCTCGGTAGCCGTCCGACGTTTCAAGCCTGACGCGTCCGGCAACGACTCAGACTGGTTTAACGTGACCGCCTGGGGCCGTGACGCCGAGTACGTCGAGAACTACGCCACCAAGGGCGCAAAGATCGCCGTGTGTGGCCGCGTGGAGCTTCGCACCTACGACAAGAAGGACGGCGGCCAGGGCGCAAGCCTGGAACTGAGCGCGACGGGCGTTAGCTTAGTCAGCCGCGTGGAAGAAGGCAAATCAAAGACCACATCCACGTCTGACGACGCCGATCCGTTTGACTACGACTAGATTTTTTGACCTGACAGGAACAACACAACATGAACATTGCAACGCAAGAACTCACCATTGACGGCATCAAATGGGTGCCCGCGTCGTCCCTCCCCTCGGCTCATGCGCCGCTTTCTGACTACTCGATCGTCCGCGCAGACAGCGGTCTGTTTTTTGGCGTGGTCAAAAGCCACACCGACCGGGAGGCGGTCATCGAAAACGTGCGCCAGTTGTGGTCGTGGGAAGCGGTCAGTGGCATCAACTACCTGGATATTGCCGTAGCCGGTATCACGCCCAACTCAAAAGTCACTAACACCGCGTCGTCCATCACCGTCAAAGACGTTCGTTCGATTACGCCATGCACGGAGGCCGCTGCAAAGACAATGTTGGAGGCTCCGGTTTGCCGCAAGAAATAACCGGCTACGGCTACGGCTACGGCAACGGCTCCGGCTACGGCGACGGCTCCGGCTGCGGCTACGGCTACGGCTACGGCGACGGCTACGGCTACGGCTACGGCTACGGCGACGGCTACGGCTGCGGCTACGGCTAATGCCCGCGTTTTACTTCGCGGGTGCTGACCAGGACGGCATTTACACATGGTGTCCGTCTTGGTCGGGCCGCGACACAGAACACGACCAAATTATATGGCGCGACGGGACGGTCGAATGCAGTTGCGAGGACTGCCAGAACCGACACAAGTCAGCCCATATCGACACAATACAGGGAGCAGGGTGCAAACACATAAGACGATTGCTTCCTATGATCAGAAAAGCGAGAGAAGAATGAGTGAAACGCAAACACCTTTGAACAACCCCATGCCAGCCATTGATGCGTTGGCACTTGAATGCCAGGATAGGCTTGACGCTGCCGAAAAGGACTACCAGGCCTCACTTACCCGCATTGCCGAGCTGGAAGCGTTGACGACGCCGCAACCGATTGAGACTGCGCCGAAGGATGGGACTTGGATTCTGCTCAGTAAAACAGGTTGGAGCCGGTGGCTAGATGCTTATTGGGATGAAGAAAAAACTGAGTGGTATTGCCGATATGGGCAGAACCAAAAAGCGAACATTGACGACCAACGGTATCAAGGATGCACCCACTGGCTGCCCATGCCGCCCGCACCGGAGGTAAAAACAAGAAAAGCCATCAAGAAAGTGGGCCGGTGGAAAGAAATCACAGTGTGGGACGACGGCTCAATTCGTGTTGAGTGTTTAGGTGGACTGGACATGCTTGACCTGACCAAGAAGCAATGGGCGCAACTTGTCAAAGAACTTGCTAAACTTGGAGTTTCAATGCCCGCGCAGGAGGTCAAGTGACGCCGCAAATCGAGCGCAAGGGAGACAAGGTGCATTACGTGACCGCGTCGGGATTGCGTGGGCATTTCTCGGCCAAGTCGTACAACGGTATCTACGACGTTATTGACGGGGTGAACGTGGAAACGCGGAGTGGGTTTGTGCTTCGGCTTGACGGGATTGACTACGACGAACTGTTGCGGGTTGTGGAAGGCAATGACTGAACGTCCGATCCCCATGCCCGAGCCGCAACCGCTGACCGTCCGGCAGGTCGTTGAGGAGGCGTTTGGGCCCGTGCCGGAAGGTGCGACAGTCCATGTTGCGCATCCCGACACTTACGACAAAGACCCCGCGTACCAACTGCCGGGGACAAACGATTGGCGGTGTTTCGGCCCCGACATCAGCGACCGTCCTGCCTCTTCCTTCATCGGTTTCTTTGGTGAAGACTTTGACCGTGTTGCGAGGGGTGAGGAGTGAACGTTTTTATTGATTTGTGGTTCCGTTTTGTAAACCGTTTTTGGTTGTTTTTTGAGGTGTTGTGGGTGCTGTCGCACCCAGTCAAGGCGGCTTACCGGCTGGAAGAACTCAGGACGGAACACGAGGCAATGTCTAGCCACATTGCATGGCTTGAGGGGGACGACGAATGCACCGACTTCACCGTGAACTGAACAACCTTGCGGTGCAGTTTGGCGGTCATGCGGAAATTACTCGCGGGGGACACATCCGCATTGTTGTTTCGTTTGGGGTCGTGCTGTGCGGAAGCTCTCCCGCCAGTTGTGACATTGAAATTAAACGCGCACGGTCGCGTCTGAAGGGTTTAAAACGCAGGTTTGGGGGGTGCAAATGACGACGTTCCGCCGCGTCTGGTCTTGCCTTGGCGAAATAGACATGGCTTACAAGCTAGACGCCACCCAACTCAAGAAGCCCGGATGCCGTCAAAAGCTGTCCGGCAGTTGCTATGTTGAGCGGGAAGGGGACGGGGCCGTCAAGGAATATGTCGAACGGCGTGGGCGACGACGATTGATTGGCATTTACCGGGAGGTGTTGTGAGAGCCCAGTGGACTTCCGAGCCCGACGACGCCGTACAGTCACATGCTGTGCCTCGTGCGCCTCTTGCTTCTTACGTGGCGGTTTCGGCCTGCACTCTGGTTGTGGCCGCGTTTCTGATTGGCGTCGGTGCGTTGATCGGGGCACACGCAAAGACCGCGCCCTACAAGGTGAAATTGAAAGACCTCGAGCAAAGGTATCAAACCGCTTCAGATATAGCGGCAAAAGCCAACTTAGAGCTTCGGGACGCTAAACGGATGTTGTCTCAGGCTATGACCCGTTGACGCCGAGCGCAGCCGCGTTTGCCCACCCGGACGTTTCGCCGTCGCTGACAAGCCACAGGCAATCGTAATTGTGGTCTTGCTCGACAAGCGTGACGGTTGTACCGGCAGGAATGGCCCGCGTATCCCCTTGGATTTCGCGGGCAAGGACAATTTGATCGCCTGAGTTCATGGATGTGTTGTTTATGTGGTCTTGCTGACGTACCACTTAGTAGACCCGTCGCTTACACAGTTAAAGAAGCAAAACGCAACGGACGATGTAGACCCAACAATACTTCCTGCCGCCGTAGCCAAGCCGACCGTAAAAACGCCAGTGTCAATGACAGTCTTGCGGGTGCCCGACGGTACAGTGGCAGGGTCAGGCAACGTGATTGTGGCTGTCGCCGTGACAATCGTCGTAGATTCGTAAGCCGGGACGCTGTAGTTTCCGCTTTGCGTACTAGTCGTGCCGACGCCCGCAATCGGTTTCCACGAACTGTTATAAGCCCACAAAACATCGTTCGTGGTGTCGTAGTACAACGGTGTAGCCCCGGTGTTTGCGGTGGGAGTGCCCGTGGGCCGACCCGCACCAGACCCAATGTAAACAAAACCGTCCGTTGCGCTCGTAGAAAGAGCGGAACCGGACGCGTTCAGGACGACCGATCCGCTGCTATAAAAAGCGACTCGCGTAGTCAACGCCGCCGATCCGACGGGCACGAGCCGGAAATTGAGGTTTGCCCCCAAAGTGGTGCTTGTCTGCGTTGAGCTTTCTGCCGAAATAGCATTGATCGAAGCCGAAGCGTAACCAGTGTTGCTTGTATAAGTTCCAAATTGATAGTTAGCAATCCCGGCGAAACCTGCCGGAAACGATTCGGCCGCATTAAGCAACAGTCCCAGGGAGGCTTTGGAATTAAGCAGTCCGCCGGACAGGGTGCAACTGAAAGAACCCGACGAAGCCCGGACGCCTCCGCAAATCCCCACAAAGTTGTTGGTTTTGTCAATCGTGACAAGCGATGTGCCTGCCAAACTGCCTCCGTCGTTAAACTGGACTTGCGTGTTGGAGCCCGCGACTGAACCGCCGCCCGATCCGCCTGAACCCGGGGCTTTGTAAAGCGGAGGGACTGCCATTAGCCCTGCACCACGTCGTAGGCCGTAGCCGTCACGTTGACCGAGCCGCCCGTGGCAATGACAAACAGGTCGCTACCCTTGGGCACTCGGAACTGGTCGTAGTTGCCCGCCGTAATCTTGGCTTGGTACGCCGTAGAACTGACCGAGCTTGCCGTGGCTGTAGCCGAAGTGTTTGTCTGCACGTAGACGGGGTTGGTGCTGTCGTTATTGCTCAGAACGATCCACTTGTCTGTGTTGACCGAATCGGCCCGCGCACCTGTCCAAGTAGAAGCACCCAGGACGCGCAGGGGGTTAGATGTGCCGACCGCGACCTGCGCTGTAGTATTAAAAACGTATTGGTTCGGCATCCCTATCGGCTACCAACACCGCCCAGGCGTGGCGCAGTCGCAAACGTAACCCCCAAGAAACGTCAAGCCTTAGCTTTTTTGTTCCATTGCTTGCCTTATTGCCTTGGTCGCGCCGACCCGCCCCCCCGCGTTGTTCCGTTTTGGGGCCGGGATCGTGGTGTAGCCAAACAGTTGTTGCAACAGATCGTTTGACCCGGCTTCTTCTTGTTGCTGTTCGTACTGAGACTTGGGCAACACGCCGAACATCTGCGCCACCTTGAGGACGGACGGGTTTAACGCTGCCGCGCCCGCGACAGGGTTGAGCGGTTCCGTGCCTGTCTCCATAAACGACGGTTGAACCTTTCCCGTGTCAATATCGCGGAGCCCAAGCATGTACGGTTCCTTGCCGGTCAATCCCACGATGGCCGCTTTTGTGGCAGGCCCAGAAGTAAACGGGTGACTGATTTGGTTGAACGCGTCGGTGCCTGCGCCTTCCGCGACCTGCTGTGCGTTGCCGCCCGACACTGCTGCGTTGTATCCGCCGGTCGCGCCGGTCGCTTTCAGCCCACGACCCAGAAGCGGGTTCATAAAGCTAAGCAAATCAAACTCTAGCCGCCCTTTTTTGCCGGTCGCAATTTTTTGAAGCATCGGCCCGACTTGCGGATCGTCTTGCATTTGGCTGGGCACCGGAACGTATCCGAGTTTAGAACCAGGCACCTGCCACGGCCACTGGCCCGTCATGCCGTAGTACACCGCCGCCCATGTGGTCAGTCCGCCGATGGTGCCGCCGGTCAGTTGTTGGTACACTTTTAGCTTGGCCTGCTGGCCCTTGGGCAAATCAGGCACGACTGCCATTCCAGGAACCGCTGCACGGGTGCCCGACAGGGCCATCGTTTTGCCTGCGGTAAAAAACGGGGCCACGCCTGTGTCTTTAAGGTTGCGCTCGACCTTGGCCTCTAACACTTTGTTGTACGCGCCCATCTGGTTCACAAACTGCCTGATCTCGGCAGGGCTGGCGCCCGGCTTGATCTGGTCAAGGGTGCGGAGCATCACAAGCCGGGTGCGGGTGTCCACGCCGCGAGGCCCGTAAAGCGCAGGGCCGAAGCTGAACTTTAAGCCCGTTTTCAGTTCTGCGCCAGTCATGTTTGCAAACTCTTTACTGTACGTCTCGCCCATCGTCTTTTCGGGCAACGCTCCGGCCTTGGCAAGACGCATCAAATCTTTGGGTGCTTGCGGGTCTTTGAGCGGGTCAGTCATCAAAACCTGCACCAGCGAGTTCAGACGTTTGATGCCGGGGATGTTTGCAATCGGGCCACCCTTGAGGTACGGGGTATTAGCGACCAAAACTCCCAACACGTTTTTGGAGTGGAACACCGCATCCAGCGGGCCGACCATGCCAAACGCGTTTAACGCGCCGACCGCTTTCTTGTACGCCGACGGGGAAAGGTCGCTGCGGTTGTCGAGCGCAGGGGCCAGTTCTTCCGCGAGCCAATTTGGCATACGAACGTACTGCGCTTTTGTGTGAATTTCCTTAACGCTTCCGTCGGGCTGGACTTCTAAAATTGTGCGCGACGGCCTGGTCATGACCGTCCTGCCTTCGTAGTCCTGGCCTTTGAAATTAAATGGGGTGTTACCCTTGTTTTCAGTAGTGACTTCAATCAGGCCCGCTTGTTTCAGCTGGTCGATCAACGCCGCCTTTGTGTTGGCTTTAAGGCTTTCGGTGTAAGCGTTTACGATAGCTTTGGGGCTTACGTCGTAATCCGCGCCGGTGCCTTTAGCTTGGAAGTTGCGCGGGTTGCCGGGTGCCGACATGGGACGCCCAATGCCTGCCTTGCGTCCGACCTTTCCACCCTCCGCCGTCAACGCTTCAAGCGGAAAATACGTGTCAAGCGGGCCGAGGTTCGCGGACTTGACCCCGTTGTTCAATTGGTGCGCGTCGTTAAACGCTTGCTCAAACAATTCCTTGTACGCCCTGACGCCCTGTTGAATGCGAGGGTCTGCGACCGCCGCGTTAAACTCCGCGTCCGACATCATGTGCGTGGTCGGGGTCGTGTCGCCGCTCTTTACCTTGCCTTCCTCAATGCCCCGAAGCCGGGACTCCGCAAGCGTCCTGAACAGCCTGTCGGTCTGTCCACCTGTCGCTTTTGACAGCTCGTTCATGCCCGACCGCATTAGCACAGCGGCCTGAGAACGGGACGAACCGTAACGGGCCGCAAGGTCGGCGGCGGGTTGGTCGGCCTTGCTTAGGTCGGTCAAGTTTTCGACCCACAGATTGCGGAGCCGAGATCCAATGTCCCCGTACTTCTTTGATCCCGTCGGGCCGACGTTAAACGCTTCCTCTGCAACCTTGCGCGGGTCAATGCCTGCGTTGACCTCGACCGGGCCTAGCCTTTCTTCTTTCGGCCCGCTACCGACCGCCGCGTCATTTCCGCTTGCCCGAGATTCTTGCGCCCGATTGCCGCCGCCAACGCTTTCGGGTCTTTGGCTCCCTGCTTGGCTAATTTGCTCGCCAGTTTGCTGAAGTTGCTTTCCTTTGCCATTTACTTGCCCTTCTTCTTGGCCTTGAGGAACGCCGGAAGCTGCTTGGCGTCCCGTTTCTTGTCCGCCAAACTGCCCTCCTTCATTCCCTTGTCGTTGTCCATTTTGGATTTTTCGTACTGCTTCATTTGCTTGGGGGTTGGTTTTTTCATGGGGGGTTCTTCCTAGTTTCTTGTCAATAGCCGCCTTATATTCTTCTGGGGATTGACGGACAACATCTTGAATGACTGCCTTAGCGTTAGGCTTGCGTTGGGTCACGGCATATCCCGTTTCCAGTTCTGTGCCTGTGTAGCCGTTGGGCGTCTTGTGGACACCAAACCGAAGCGACGCATCATCAGGGTGCGCAAACGTTGCGCCTTCAACCAATGCCTTGGTGCCTCCGCTATCAATCTCAAACGACCCACGTTTGGTTTTGACGGTTGATGCTTTTGCCGCCGCTAACCTGTCTTGCTCATACTTGGCCTTTGATTCGGTTTGCTGTTGCTCATATTTGGCACGAGCCGTATCTTGGCGTGATTGCTCCATGTCCGCTTTTGCTTTCACGGCTTGCTTGGCTGGCTCGGTCAATGGCTCCATTGCGCCCGGGCTGAATCGTTCACGCAACACGGCGTTGCCGCCTGATTTGGCTTTTGTGGCGGGAGGCTCAAACGTCACCGAGTCCAGTGGCACCATGTACGTCTTACCACCATATTGCGCCGAAACCCAAGGCTGGGTTGACTTTGGAGCAAGGTACATTTCCCGGTCTGCGTATTTTTGAGCCAACGCAGGGATTGCATCATTGAACGCCTTTGTCCGGTCTATGTATGCTTGCGGGTCAGTCGACTTGGCTGCAACTTTTTTGGATGCAGCCTGCAACAACTGAATTGAGTCGTCATTGCGCCCAATTGAGCCCGATTGAGACGCCGTTCCCTTTCCTCCCTCCCCACCCACAACTGGCAAGGTTTTGGAACTAGTAGAGCCGGAGGGAGTCGAACCCTCGTTTGCAGCGGGCATCGCCGCCGCCGAGCCCGTCGGCCCCTCTACTGGTATAGGTTCTTGTGGTTTTCTATACACGTCAGGCGCAGCATGTATAGGTTCTACTGGTGTTGCAAGTCGTCCGGCATCGACCGGGGCGGGTTGTTGCGGAACCAAAGCCCGTACTAATTCTTGATGCGGTTCATTGATTGGCGGGGCAGACTGGGCTTGCTTGATCTCCCCTACGACATCGGGATACCTGCTGACCGCATCGGTAAACGCGGTAGGGCCAGACTTTGCGGCTTGGCTTAGCTTCCTGCCCGCTTCAATACCGTGCTTGAGCGCGACAAGAAGCATGACCGCGTTCATCCACCGAGGCGCAACGTCCTGAACAGACTCGCCAGGTTGCGGTACGGGGTTAAGCGACTTGGCAAACTCTGGGAAGTTTGACGCCGAGTCCGCAATCATCTTGCCCATGTAAATTTGACTGACGCCCGGGATCATAAACGGCACAAAGTCAAGTGCCATCGTCGTCGCCTGGTTCAGTTGCCCAACTTGCTTTTGGCTGTTCGGATCGCCTTGGTCTGCGGTGGCCTGTAATGCCGCCAAGTCGTTCATCGTTTGACCGCCAAGCACCGTCGAACCGGTCACCGCCTGAGCGATGGGGTTGTTCTGTAACGCCTGGGCCGCACCGGACACTGTAAAGGGCTTGTTGCCTTGCTCAATCCTTTGTTGCCGCGCTTGGCCTGTCACAAACCCCTGACCGCCGGTGGACGCCGCTTGCGCGATTTGCTCGGCTTCGGTCTGGGCTTTGAGGTTGGTGACCTCCGAACTGTTAGGAGTGGTGCTGACCGTCGGGCCGCTGGGCAAGCTGTACGGTTGAACCCGCATGTTTACGGGATCGACAACGGGAATGTCCCGCCCGTACACCGTGCCCGGGTGCTGCAGTAACCATTGACGGTATGCGGTGTCGGTTCGTATGCCGTAATCGCCGTCTACCGAATTCTTGGATTCGTCGGTCGTTCGGCTAGTAAACTGATCCGGCAACAGCCCCGCCGCCTTCAACCCGATCTGTACGGCCTTGATTTTGTTTGCGTCCCAACCTTCGGGAGCGTCTGGTCGCACAATGGGGCCACTTGGCTTAGTTAAATCCGACGCCCGCACCTGGCTTCCCGCAGGACGCACCGCCTTCATAACGCTCGGGGTCATGCGCACGCCGCCGGTGCTTCTGACCTGACCGCTTAACGCCGATTGCCGAGCAAGCGGGTCGCTGCCGATCATCGTGACGGGAATGCCGCCAAAGGTCTTGTCAGCCATTAATCCGCCCTCCAAAACTGAAACTGCATATCGGTCTGCCCGCCGACTCCGTTCATCAAACCTTTTGCCATGTC